CACTTTCTTCTATTTCTCTCATAAGTAATCAACGCATTTTTATAAGTACGGGTTTCACGTAAAGGTTTTTTAGGTTTACGTGTTTGTTTTTTAGGTTTAATCTCTACAATAAACTTTTGGTATGAACCATCTGTTTTTCTAACTTTCATATAGAAATCAGGATAGTATCTATGAGGTCTATTATCTACTGAACGATACGATATTGCTATTTCTTCACTACCCCATTCCAACACACTTCTATTCTTATCACAATATACCATAAAACGTTTCTCCCAACTAGACCTATAAATAATGTTGTTTACATTGCCTTTGTATTTCTGTGGGTTCAATGGTTTAAATATACCTTGATAGGGTCGTTTATCTATATTCTTCAACTTCTTCATAAAATCTATTTATTATCAACATAAATAGTAGTATGGCAAGTGTATTTGACGCAATCAAACAAAGAGCAGGAGACGCTCAGAAATCTGCTACTTGGTATAGAACCCAAGTAAATAAGTTAGCGAGTGGTACAACTGCTAGACAATTGTTTAGACAAAACAAACTAAATGGTCGTCCTAGCGTAGGCAGATTGAACTTGTTTGGGTACAATCCTAAATTAAGAAAAACTCTACCTTATTATGACGTGTTCCCATTAGTGTTGCCATTAGAGCCAATATCAGGTGGGTTTATGGGTATGAACTTTCACTATCTACCACCTTTATTAAGATTTAGACTATTAGAACGTATGCAGGCAACAGCGTCTGATAGAAGATTTGATAAGAATACAAGATTTGAGGTTGCCTATGATGATGTTAAGAACGTGAGTTTAGTAAAACCAACAATTAAGAAATATTTGTACGCATATGTACAGACAGGTTTTTTAAGAATAAATGCTGACGAGGCTGCAACAGCAATTTATCTACCTGTACAAAGATTTAAAAAGGCGTCTGAAGGACGAGTTTATGCAGATAGTAGGAGATTTATTTAATGTCAATTATTAACATAGGTAAAAGAATAGGTGACATGGATATACGATTAGGTATACCACCTAGTAAACCACAATTCAGCGTAGCAGAAACCAATAGACGATTTTCAGCCAATAATGTATCATCTAATTACAATTCTGTATTCAATCAATTTAGATCAGGTTTAACAGCAAGTGGTGGGTTGGCAAGACCTACGCAGTTTTTATGTACTATTGACGGACCACAAAGTAAAGCGTTACCAGACAATTATGTTTTTGCTGACCCTACAGGTAGTAAAAAAAGTGCTGCTAGATTGGCAAAGAGTGCTAAATTAGCAGGTGCAATAAAAAAGAATTTACAATTAAGAATGGATTTATTCTGTTCTAACGTATCATTACCAGGTAAGACCATAACAGATGATGTAAACGAAACATTTTATGGACCTAAAAGAGCAATAGCAAAGAACGTCAGCTTTGAAGAGGTTACATTAGAATTTTATACAAGTGTAAATTATGATGAACGATTATATTTTGAGGCATGGCAAAACTCTATAGTTGATCCTATTACACATAACGTAGGTTATTATGATGACTATGCTACACCATGTATGATTACAATTACACCTTTACATAAGACATTTACAGCAGCACTTGCTAATTTTGAACCATCAGGTGACGCAGTAAAAGATAGAGAAGCGATACGTAAAAGTTTAGGCAACACATCTGGTTTTTCATCATTTCAGGTACAGATGTACGAAGTGTGGCCTAAAACAATTGCTTCTACGCCATTGGCATATGACGCTCAAAATCAATTAGTTAAAACAAGTGTTACATTTACATACAGAAATTATGCAACAACGGCATGGAGTTATTTGAGACCAGGTTTTGAGGTTGAGAATGTAAGAAACAAAAAGAATAGATTAGAATATAGAACTAATACTACTGCTATACAACAAAACTTTTTAGATAATTTACCTTTTGGTATAGGTAACGAGATAGGTAGAGCAGGTAGACAAGTCTATGAAACATTAAGGAGAAATTTGCCCATTGGGCGAGTAACGGGAGGACGTGTGTTCCCGAAAGGTCTACCAGACCCTAAAATTATACGTGATATATTATATTAAAGGAGTAAATAATGCTTAATTTTATGAAGACGCCTGAGCATGAAGTGGTTTTATCAGACGGTGCAAAGGTTAAATATAGGCCATTTTTAGTAAAAGAAGAAAAGATTTTACTATTGGCTGTAGAGAACAATGTTGAGGAAGAGATGGTACAAACTCTTATCAATACGGTTCAAACGTGTACGCTGTCAGACATTGATGTTAAGAAGTTACCTGTATATGATTTTGAATGGTTATGGTTAAACATAAGATCAAAATCAATAGGTGAAACAATACAATTGAAACTGAAATGTCCAGATGACGAAACACAGATTGTAGATTATGAGTTTAATGTTGAAGATGTAAAACCAGACTTTAGTAAAAAGGTCAATACACATATACCTTTTACAAAAGACTATGGTGTGATAATGAAAGTACCGACCGTACTAGAGGTAGCAGACAAGAAAACTATCATAGATTTATCGGTCAACTTGATGAGAGATTGTATTGCTCAAATTTATAATGGTGACGAGGTATTTGAAACACAAGACCTTGACCCAAAAGAATTAGAGCAATTTGTTGACAACTTGACTATGCCACAATTCAAAAAACTAAAAGAATTTTTTGAAACGTTGCCTATCATAAGTCACAGAATAAAATACAAGAATCCTAAATCAGGTGCAGAGCATGAGTTGTTATTACAAGGGGCTTCTGATTTTTTTCAGTTACCCTCTTACATGAAAGCCTAGAGAGTTTTTATAGAACAAACTTTGCTTTAATGCAATACCATAAATACTCATTAGGTGACCTAGAAGGGATGTTACCATGGGAGAGGGAAATATATGTTGATCTTCTAGTACAGCATATACGAGAAGAAAACGAAAAAATTAGAGAGAAACAAAAACAAGGGAGATAATATGAACTTTTTAAAAAATATGCTTACAACAGGTTGGAATGGTTTCAAACATGGTTGTAAATCAGTATGGCATTTTATAGAGGTAGAAATACCTGAATTAATGTCAAACTGGAGATTAGTACCAAGACTATTAATGGTTGCTTACGGGTGGGCATTTTTAGATGTAATCAATTGGTTTATGGCACTAGAAAATCCTAACAACGCACAGGCTGGGTTAGTGTCAGTAGTTGTAGGGGCTGGTGCAGGTTGGTTTGCGATATATGTAAACGGTAAACCATCAAAAGTAAAGAATAAAGAATAATGGCAATACCATCACAATCTACAATCTTTAAAAAGGCTTCAGCAGCAAACTTTAAATCGATTCTAAAACAACAAAAGAAAGATGAATCCGATCCGAAGTTTGCTATATCTGACTCGTTGCAGGAGTATCAATCTCAATTAGAGAAATCTGCTGGTTATACTAGTCAGATGAAGCTTGACAAGGCAAATATACGACAGGATATAGTTAACTTTGTTATAGACTATACCGTGAGCGACCTTGACGCATTAAAAGGTATGGATTATGATGAGGCAAAGACACAGGCTGATACTACAGAAAAGAGTATAAAAGAGTTTGAAGGCTTGCATAGTAAAGGTGTATTGAATGATGAAGAAATTATATACATCAAAGAGACCGTAGGCAAAACAAATGCAGAATTAAAAAAGATATTAGGTGTCGCAACTAAATTATCATTATCATTTAGAGATTTCAAAAAAGAATTGAAACCTCTCAAACTTGCTAAACGTATAGGTCTTACAAATGTACCTATAATAGGTAAAAAGATAGAAAGAGCGATAGAGTCTGAAGACAGAGCTGAGGCACGTGGCCTTCAGATGAAAAGACAATTACGTAGAAAGACAGCCAAAGGTGAGTTAAAATCAGGTGGTGATACGTCAGCACCTCAACCAGATTTAGGATCAAAAGATGATAAAGAAGAAATATCAAAAAGAGCAACAGGTGGTTCATTAGGCATGGATCTTATGCCTGATAGTGGTCTTGCTGACGCTGAAGAGGCAACTGAACAAGAGAGAGAATCAGATAAACAATTTGATACATCATCTGGTTTATTAGAAAAGATTTACGAAGAGTCAGCTCGTACAAACGAATTATTAGGTGATAAGAAAAAGGACGATGAAGGATTTTTTGAGGGTATAGGTAACGCATTATTACCACTTGCAGCCTTGTCAGGATTAGGTGGTACTATTTCAGGTGCAATTACAGGACTAGGTAGTACACTTGCAGGCTCAATGAGAAGTATGTTAGGTCTACCACCAAAGGCACCTAAAGGACCTGTAGGTACAACACCAAAGAATGTGAAGAATGTACCTAAAGGCACTACACCAGTTACAACTACTACAGGTACAGATAAAAAAGATTTAAAAACAAACAAAGCAAAAACAGGTAACCTTGTTAAGAATAATCTAAAGAAAGGTGCAAAAGTAGCAGGTAAAGTAGCAGGTGGTGCTGCTAGAGTTGCAGGTCGTGTATTCTTACCTCTTGCGGCTGT